CAAAATTCAGTTGGTGCTGATTTAAGTATTTCAAAACCTTTTGTCATATAAGGTTGAGAAAACGGTAGAAAAGTAAAAATAAAAATAGCACTAATTAAGATGGTTAATATTTCATCTTTAATTGAGTGTTCTTGTTGTCTTACTTGTTCAACTGAAACTGTTTTTACTGCTTCAATTTCTTTTGCTCTAATAATCTTATCTTTCTCCATTTTATGATTTATTCCATCTATGACTTTAGAACCAATCATTCTAGTCAATGGATTTTTCAAAACTGGTAAAATAAAATTAAGCATTTCTTGCTCTATTCCTTTTTATTGATGATACTCTTAAATTAGAAGGTGAGTTATTTCTTGGGTTGCTATCTTTGTGGTCTACATCTTTACCTGCAAGTTTAGCTTTACCAAGTCTCTTAGCCATTAAACGTCTTGCAATATTTCTACTAGACCTATTTTTACGTTGTTCTGGTTTTGAGTGATAGTTTTTGTACTCACGCTTATAATTTCTTTCCATTAGATTACAGAACTTCTTGCTAGTTTATCTTCTACTTCTTTTCTAAACGCAGGGTCTTTACTGTATCTTGGGTCATTCATTGCTTCAGTGACTTGTGCTACAGATTTAAATACATCTGTTGCAACATTTTCTGTATCACCTTCAAACAAAGATTGTTGTGGATTATCTGCAGACATACCTGCACGAGCCATAAGTCCAGTCACGGCTTGTTTAACTTGTTCAGTACTTCCATTGTCTATTGTGTCATTGAAAGCGTCTTTTTCTGTTTGAGATAAATTCTTTGCAGACCAATCTAAAAGGTTTGCATAGTTATCTTGTCCACCTACAACATTATGAATTGTTGCAACGTCATTATCTGCTAATGCTTTTTGACCTGCAATATATCCATCAACTAAATCTCTAGATAAACCCATACTTTCTAATTCAGTATAACTTTTATCTGAGAGTTCATTGTTTTCAGTATACTCCTCGTAATACTTATCTAGTTGTTGAACTTCCTCAGGTGCTTCTTCAGCACTTTCAGGAACTTCTTCTTTTGGTGCTGACATTTTCTTTTCAAGTTCACCATATGCTTTTGCTAGTTCTTCTGCAGAAGCAAACTTCTCAGGCAACCAATTAGGTCTAGCTTCATCTTCTGAAGATTGAACTTTATTATCTGGTTCAGAAATATTTATGCTTTCACCGTTTGCATTAACTTGACTTTCATTAACATTAATACCTTGTTTAGCTAAATCTTCCTGAGATTGTTCTAATGGTTTATTTGTATTGTCTGGGTTTATTTCAACTCTATCAGTCATTTATTATTCTCCTTGTAATGATACTTGCCCTTCACCATCAATTTGAGGTCTGACATTAGAATTAGCGAGTTGCTTTCCTGCTTCTATTGCTACTCTTGGGTCAGCTAGTGCCTGTTGTGCAAATTGTGCTTGTTGGGCTTGTTGTTGTTCTTGTTGGATTTGTTCGTTTGATTTAATTAATCCCTGAGTATCAATACCGTTTGCTACTGCAAATTTCTTAATAGCGTCATCAAGATTAATATGTCTTGCAAGTGTTTCAGCACCTAAAGTACCTGCTAGGTCTGACATAAATTGAAGTAATCTCAACCTGTCACTTGCTCTACCAAGTGCTTCCATTCCAACAATGATTTTTGTTTTCACAATATCTTTTGGAAGTTCTGGTAAAAGTTTCTGTTGTCTTAACATCGCTAATTTAGTGTTGATGTAAGGCAACTGAAATTCTGTTGTTAATATTCCGTAAACGCCACCTAAAGCGTCTTGTAATTCGTTAGCTACTAATTGTACTTCTGTAGCCGTCACTCTTTCTGCTTGTCTTTGAACACTTGCATTTAGAAGAAAAGCAAACTGAAGTCTTTGTTCAATTCTATTCATTGCTTCAAACGTCACTCTAAAATCTCCAAACTTATTAGCTTGAAGAACTGAAACGTCACCTGCACTACCTTCTATGATTGCGCCATTAGGTGCTTTAGCAATTGCACTTGCTCTAGTTGTTCCTGATGGATTTACCATTAGAAGCATTTTTGCAGAAGCTGATGAACCTTCTAATATTGCTCTTGATAAACCTTCTAAAGATTTAAGGTCACCAAGATACATTTCTGTATGACCTCTACCGTAGTTAGCACCATCTATTCTATTAAATCTTAATGCTAAATATGGAAGTTTATCTAAATCAAATTTTGCAGAATTGACAACTTTACCTTTTACTTCCTGCATTACAGAAAAATTATTTTTTTCTCTTTTAATACAAGTAAATAAATTAATTATTTTTTGTTCTTCTTGAACAACATTACCTATAATTTGTGATAGTTTTTTTGGTAAAGTGTTAGGTGATAAACTTTCTTTAATAATTATTTTTAAAATTTTACCTTGTGGGTCTCTTTTAACTACGTAATTATCTAATCTATAAACTCTTAATCCATCGTCTGTTAATTTTAATAAAGCATTACCAGAAACAATTAAATGTTTTAACGCTTCATAAACTGCAACCCTGTCATTGTTTCTTTCAATGCTATCCATAACTGCTTTTTCAATTTTTGCTAAACCTTGCTCAATTGTAGCTTTTTGTTGTGGGTCACCTTGAATTTGTCTGTAGACTAAATCATCAACATCTAATCTAAAGAAAGGTGCTTGTGGTGGAAATAAAGCTAACATTAATTTACTAGCTAAATTCATTACACCTCTTGCACCAATAGCTTGATAAGGCGTTGGATATGTTGTTGCCTGATTACTACCTGCAGGTGGATATAAATATGGAATAGTTAGTTCGGCACTTTCTCTTGCTCTTTCCAAATAGATTTCTCTATCTATCTCCATCTTTTGATACTGACTTTCGATAGAAGATTTACTGTCTATGGAAGTAGAAAATCCAAACTCATATCTTTCCATTATGCACTTGGTATATTAAGACCACTCTTTGTAAGACCAGAAGTTGCTAGAGGTATTCTCAAAGTTCCTCTACCGACCCTTCTTCTTGCTACTCTTGAAGCAACAGTTGTGTCTCTACCTTCAGCGTCTGCAGAAGTAGGTGCAACTTGTTTAGTTGTTGCGCTTGATACACTTGGTGGTGTAGCAGGAATTGGTTCTGGTGCTGGTGGTGGCGCAGGGGCTTTTACACTTACACACATATTAGTTTTCTCCTTGTATTTTAAATTGTTCGATTAAATGATTTACGACTGACCTTTGACCTGATTTGTAAAAGACTTCTTTTTCTGTATCTTTTAAATCAGCACATTTGTCAGGAAACAATTGTTCTAAATAATTAATAAGTTCTTCACTTATTAGTGGGGTTTTTATCTTTTTTTGCATTAGATACTCCTAAAGTGGAACTTATTTCAGACCTTTTACTTGCTATATGTCCTGCTATGGCTTGATAACCACACCCATCAATATAGTCGTCAATATTATGTTCACCTGCTTGTGACCTTGCTATTTTTAGCAAAGTCATAAGTTGAGCCACGTCTTCAGGTGTCAAAACTATCATAAGTTTTGTTTTGTTTTGTAAATACGAAGACCACAATCTAGCAATGTTTTCGTGGTTAGCTACTTTATCACCGTGCGTCTTAGCACGACTGTCATTAACTAGCTTCTCGGTTTTCTTCAAAATTTCTGTAGTGTTCATATTTATAACTCCATAATTTAGGTTCTTGTTTTTTATAATCGTACTCACCTTCTCTAAGTATTCTTGCTAGTCTGCTTTGGTGAT